TCAGCACGCCAGCTCGACTGACGTCATTCCCGTTAAGGCATTGGCTCGCGATTTCCCATTCGGCTTCGTCTTGCATTTTGGCTGGACAGACTCATTCCTAAGCTCTGACCGCAGTTCCATGAGGAGGACCCCAAGCATGTTCTTGCCTTTCCCGTTCACTTCACCCCACAGACGATTGACAGGGTTATCGGTCTTGGCGGATTCAACCAACCGCGCATCCCCCGTCGAAAGCAGCAGTTCACGGAGATCCTGATGTTGGGTGAACTTGGCACGCAACACGCCCCGCATCCTATCGAACTTCACCTTTGACCAGTCCGGAGCAATATCCCATGTATACAGCCCATGGGCAGCCATTGCCACCAGCGATGGACTTGGCGCACTCAAAATCCACTCGCGCACCGATTCCTTGACTGCCTTGCCCGCTTGGTATGCATGCTCGGAGGTCGAATACTCGCGCCCCTCAAACACTATGGGGCGCCTGTATAGATTACTGAACACCCCATAGGGCTTCTCATTTGCACGATAGAAATGAATCTCAGGCGGACCTGCCTCATCGTTACGCCCTTGCACTGAAGAGGCTTTCTGGAGTTTCGCGGGTCTTTTCATTTACGGGTCTCCTTCGCGGAATCGGGCAGGGGGTACAGGCTCAACGTCTTGCAGTGGTTGACCAACAACACCTCCACCAAATTGGTGAGGCTGCGACGATCCTGGGCCGCCGCGATTTCGGCGGCAGCCTTGATTTCAGGATCGACTCGCAATGTCATGATTGCGGTCTTGACTCTTGGACGGCCTCTAGGCATGAGAGGTAATCTGCAAAACAATGCAGTGCATTATACAGTACTTTGAACTGTTTTAATATTACTTATTGCATTCGAGTGTATATACATATTACACACTCGACAAGGGCGGCCGCAGGATAGCTATGTGAGCATTGCGGCCTCGACGCGTCGACGAAGAAAAAGCCCTGGAAGGACACTTCCTCCACCCCACACCCATCGCTGCAATTCGATAGCCCCGGCCTGCCAGTCCCTCTGATTGATCCTACGACGCAGGGTCGACGCCTGCAGCCGCCCGGCACCGAGGTTGAACGTGAAGTCCACGATGGCCGCCAGCCGCTCCTCGGGCTCGGAGGCCAGCACCGGACAGTAGCGCAACGTGGCCGTATGCGCCGTCAGCAGGTCGCGCGCCAGATAGACCTCGGCCTCCGCTTCGGTGACCGGCGGATGCTTCGGGTCGCACAGATGGCCGTAGCCAATCGTCCAGAAGCCTGCGGGACAGATGTAGGGAACGGCAGTGACTTCGGTGCCACGCTTCGCCTTGCGCTCGAATCCCTCGAAGCGCTTGGCGAGATCGATGGCAGCCTTCGGAACCTCGATCACGGCCGCACCCGGTCAAACACGCGCCCAAGGAACCAGAAGTTCAGCACGCCGGCCCACAGCGCCTGATCGGCCTCCGTCCAGGTGTGCAGGATCGCCGTACCCCAACCAGCGCCGGAATTCACCGCGGCCGCAAACGCCGCCGTCTTCGCCGCGCAGTAGAGCGCCATGAACCAGTAGGTGATCACCGGCCGCACGCTGATCGACAAGGCATCGGCCCAGCGCACGCCGGAACGCTGTCCCTGCGCCGTCACCGCCTCACGCAAGGCATCGATGGCTCCGGTGTTCCACGCGGCATCGGCGGCAGCGCCGATCTCGGCCATTCGTTGCGCGCCGCGCAGCTTCTCGAACTCCAGCGCCTTGTCCTGCATCGCCAGTTCGTGGCTGCGCTCACCCTTGCGGTCGAGCCACTTCAGGATTTCCGGGGCGAGCCGGAAGGCCCCGCCGAGTAGGCCGCCAAGTAGTGTCTCGATCATTGCCCACCCCCGAACAGCTTGAGCTTCAGGAACGCGCCGGCCAGGAGCGCCATCACCAGCCCAGTGACCAGCATCTTCACGATGGTCAGGCCGGCGGTCTTCTTGGCCTCGTTGAAGGCGTCGAGCAGGCCCCGCAATTCCCGGATGTCGTTGGCGGCATCCGGCCCGTCGAGCCCAACGTCGGCAAGGGCGTGGCGGGCGCCCCGCTCGGCGGCGCGCTCCAGCAGTTCCTCGAATTCGTCGCGCGGCATGGTGACCATGCCGTCGTGCACGGTAGGTGTATTCATTTTTCGTCCTCCAGAAATGCGAAACCCGCCTCGTGGGCGGGTTCGCAGGGTTGGTGAAACAGTGTCAGATGGCGATGCCGGCGCTCCAGCCGGTCGTCTTGTAGGCAGAGAGCACGGCCTCGTTATCGATGTAGCAGAGCCAGCCAACCTTGGGCGTGTAGTACTCCCATGTACTCGCCACGCGGACGGCGATCTGATTGGTCTTGCCGGCCCAAACGCCGGTGGCGGTGGCCGGGACGATGTAGCGGTCGCCATCGACGGGGCTGGCCGGCGGCGTGGTCAGATCCCGATCCTTGACCGAGAGGCCGACCACTGCGCCGAGCCGCTTCAAGTTCGCGTCCATGCTGGCATTCCAGCCCGACTCGCCGAGCGTCCAGCCGTAGGTGAGTCCCAAATTCGGTTCAGTGCTTGCCATCAGATGCCTCCGTAGTATTTGCCATAGTTCAGGCCGTACCCCGCGCGGTCGACGCTTCGGGTCTGCTTCTGCCAACTGGTGTAGCCGGCGCGTATCGACTCGATCTCGACCTTGAATTTGCCGTTGATGCGGCCCAGCCCGCTGTCGGTCGCCTCATCCGTGGTGAGGTAGGTCCAGGCGGTCGTGGTGAGCCCCGTCAGAGTTTTCTGGAGGGCGTTGTTCTCGTTGTAGAAGCGCACCGTGTAGGTCACGCCGGCCTCCGGGCCGATGTTGCCCTCGGACTGCGTCACCAGATACACGCTCTGCTGCATCCGGTCGCGATGAGCCCAGGTGAGCGCCATCTGGCCGAGAATCGCGGTCGGCCACATGACGTTGTTCACCCGGACATTCCCCGGCGGATAAGGCCGGATCATCCGACCCGCAAAGGTATAGCTGTCGGCGGACGCCGCCGATTCCGCCAATCGTCCGAGACCGGTCGCCGGCAGCATCTTCACCTGCAACGACTCGCCGGAGAGGTATTGCTCCGTGACCAGCGCCTCCAGGGTATCGGCGAACCAGATGCGCGCCGAGGCCAGGTGCGGTGCCGGCACTGTGTCCAGTACACCGCGATCCACCGTGACCGTGCCGGCCACCAGATTGATTGCTTTCACCGCCACGATCTCGTTGTCGAGGTAGGCGTAAGTGTCGAGTTTCACTACGTCCAGATCCTGGCCGTTGCCGATGGCGAGCACGGTCGTCTGCTCGTCGATGGCATTGGTCACCGTCGCGTTCGGGGTGAAGCCCATCGTGTCCACTTCGGCAAACGCGGCGCTGCCCTGGCGCGTCAGCAGCTTCACGTTGAGCGAATCGCCGGAGGGGCGACTCGCACAGGCCACCAGCAGCCCGCCTTGAGGATCGAGCTCGTTTTGTGCGGTCGCCGATTCGCCGACCACCCGCTTGACCACGGTCCACCACGGCGCTTCGCCCAGTCGGCGATACGGCACCTGGGCCGGCGAAGTCAGCGGCGACACCCATGAGGTCGGCGTCGGCGATACGTAGGAGGCAGACGGCAGGCCGAAGATGTCCTCCACGCATTCGATCCGCACCCGGCCGTCGGTCAGCGTGCCATACGACACGCGCACAACACGCATCACCAGTTGGGCGACGCCCAGTTCCGGCCAGGTGAACTTGAACACGTCACCGATGTTGAGGTTCGATGCCTGCCGATTGGCGATTAGCGTCACTTTGGCGAGCGGCACCGACAACTGCTTGAGGTCGCCCAGCGCCACGCGCGAGGCCAGGCTGCCATTGCTGATGCCCGGATAGTCGACCGTGGCCGAGGACACCACGCCCCCCGCGAGTTCCAGCGCGGCGAGGTCGTGCACGGTGATCGCGGCATCCTTGTCGGTGGAACGGTCACGGTAACGAACGGTGATCTGATTGACGAGTTCAGATTCCGAGGGCCGCGAGAAGCTCTCCAATTCCAGAATGTTCGAAGCATCGAGCACCAGGAGACTGGCGACGTTGTAGTCGGCCCGGGCGAGTTTCAGGACAAACTTGCCGGTGCGCGGATGAACATAAAGCGTGCCATCGATATGCCGAAGTATCTCGGCGATGAATTCCTCCAGCGGCTGCTCGCGTTCCCAGAGCAAGGACAGTCCGTACTGCTCCGAGGCCAGCGTATTGGCGGCGGTCTGGAAACTGCTCGCATCGATCTCGCTTGCCGCGTAGCCCAAGCCCCACGTGGCGTTGTTCAGGCACTCGTAGATGATGTGCGCCGGGTTGGCGTCGCCATTGATGTAGCCGCTCCCCAGTGCCGCCGGTGCCGGGATGCGCCGCGCCTCGATGCTCCACGGTTTGATGTAGGGATTCATCGCCGAAAGCTGGCACTGCTGGGCAATGATCGACACCACTCCTCGAAAGGCCGGAATGACGCTGCCCAATTTCTGCTGCAGGTAGCCCGACACCGTTTCCGCCGCGCCGCCCATCTTGATTTCGACGTAGCCCTGGACACCGCCCTCGCGGGAATCCCCGCCGAACAGTTCCGGAGCATTGACGTAAATGGACTGCGAGGACGCGACGCTGCCGCTCCAGGCCGTGCGTTCGCCGACAATGATGCGCGTCACCGCGTCCACCGGCCCGTGGCAGATCGCCAAGTGCAGGCCGGCGTAATAGCGATGGCCGACAACGTAGGATGACGAGCCGCCTCCTTTTCCGCCGCCGCCCATTTATGCGCGCTCCTGCGATTGCCGCTGCCGTTCAACTTCATCCGCCAGCCGCGCCGCCATCGCATCGCCCGTCGCGCGCAGCCACTCGGCCGTCACGCCGTGCTGGCGGAAGTCGTCGAAGCTCACGCCGTCACGCGGGAACCACTTGCGCAGGCCGGCATTGCAATAGCCGAAGGCCTTGGCGTCGTCGTGCGTCACGATCATTTTTTGCCCCCACTACCGGACGACTGGCGAATCTCGGTGGTCTTGACGTCGCCGTACCAGACCACGTTGGCCTGACGAATGACCCGGGTGCCGAACAGCACCGGGATGGGTTTGCCGGATTCCGCCACCGGCACGTCGAGGTTTCCCGGCGTGGCAGAAGCCGGCTTGGGCGGCTTCGGCGCAAGCAGCATGCCGATGACCGTCGTGATGACCCAGATCGCGATCTGTACCCACATGGTGTTGCCCTCAGACGATGGAATCCCCGGCGAAGGGGTTCTTGGCAGGAATCCAGGGAAACCCGCCAAAGTTGAGACTGTTGCCAAACTTGGACTGGCAGGTGGCGAACGTACGGTCGCAGCCGGCGAAAGCCTCGAACGCCACACCCACGGCGAGCCCCGGCAGCACGGCCGAGAGCGTGATGGTGTCGCCCGAGTGATTCGTGATCATCCGTGGCACCCCGGCAACCCGCAGATAACCACCGGTCAGCCAGCCCGATGCCTGCGCGAGGAAGGTGCTGGAGGTCACGTTCAGCCCGGAGAAGGACGCCACCGTGCCGGCGAGCTTGTAGGCCTGGTTGTTCACCCCACAGCCCGGATCGAACAGCGCGTGGCGGCAGCCGGTCTGGTAGTGGGCGCGGAGCCCCGGCCGTTTCAATGCTGTGAAGATCGATTCGCAGCGAATCTTGGCGGTGCTGCCGGCAAACACGACGGAGGCGACGCGCCCCTTCCACCAGGTGATGTACTCCGAGTCGCCGAGGTGGTTGCGAAACACCGTGAGCGACACCACGCCGTTGGGACGCGCCGCCGCGAAGAGTTGCGCGACGGCAAAGTCCCGCGCGCACTCGAGGTCGATGCCGTTGCGGGCGAATTCCGGCGACTGCTCAACCGCCGAGCGGTGGATCACCGCTGGCTGGTAGCTCTCGACCTGATAGGTGATCGCCTCGCGGCCGCTCGTCACCGTCCAAACCTGCTGGCCAAGGACGAAGCGATAGAGTTCCACCGGCTGGCCGGCGGCCGCCGAGATTTCCTGCGTGTTGTAGCTCATGAGGGTGTCCGGTCAGGATTTCAAGGAGAGCATCGGTACCGAGGCTTCCACAACGCTGTCGGTCTGCCAGTTGAGTTCGATCTGGTCGGCGTCGAGCCGGGTCTTTTCCAGAAAATAGATGGCGACCCAGTCCTCTGGATTGGCATCGAAGCCGAAGGACTGATTGATCGTCATCACCTCCTCGTCGCCGGTGGTGCCGGCACCGAATCCCTGGACGGTGCGGAAATACCAAGTGCCGTTCTTGTGCAGGAAGGCCGCCTCGGTGCGTCCCGGCATCGGATTGAAGTACAAGGCGTAGCCGCGTGAAGCCACGGTCATCACCGTCTGGTTGGAGAGGATTTTCTTGGTGGGGACGATGGAGGCTTCCCAGGTCGGATGCCAGAACGCCGTCAGCCGTCCCGCCCGCGCCGCCAGCCAACCCCGGAAGGCGGCGATCTCACTGCGATTCTTGAAGATGTAATCGAAGGCGCGGCGCACGAACGGCCGCGCGGCATGGTCATCCACCGCCGTGATGCCGGTGTCGAAATCAAGTACTTCGGCCAGTCGCCGGTACTCCGTCTCGACGTCGCGCACCCGGTTCGGTCGCGTCGTCCAGACGGCGGTCGAGTTGAAGGTGGTGGTCGATTCCTGTTTCGTGATCGCGGTCGTGCCGGCAATGTCGAAGGCCAGGCGTGCCGTCGCGATGGCATCGGTCACCCGGGATACCGCCTGGGACACGCGCAGCCGGGCCGTGCGAGCCGGCGCAACGAAGGCTCCTGCCGGCCAAGTCTGTAGCAAGGGCTGCTTCAGGGTCACGGCATTGCTCGCCACCGAGAGCACTTCGGCCGCCTCGGTATTGCGGCTGTCGCTGCCGATCACCAGCAGGCCGTCGGCCTCGTACTCGAGGTTCGTAGTCGTGATCGGAATAACCGTGCTACCGGCAGTGATCGCGGCCGAGAGGAACGCCTTGTCCGGCCAGATAGGCAAGGCATAGACGCGCGACTGCCAGGCCGACAGCAGCACGTCGAGCAGTGCCGCATCGTCGCGCCCGACCAGGATCGAAAACTCCAGCGAACGGCGCGGCTTGGCGCGCAGGCTGACGCGCTGCTCGGTGCCGTCGCGGGCAGTCAGCACGTCGGTCGCCCACATCAGGCGCTCCAGCCAGCCATCGGCCCAGTTGGGTTTCAGGCCGAACACCACGACGCGCCGACCGGAAATCGTCAGGGTCGGTGCTTCGTCGGGAAACTGGAACGTGAAACTCGCTTCGATTACCGGGGGCCCGTCGAGGCTCACGGAGACGTTGTGCAGGCGCGACTCCAGCATCCCGTAGGTCGTGGGCGGGTTGGCCGGGGCAGCCAGCGTGATGCCGCCATCGTTCTGCCCATTGAGCGCCGACAAGGTCTTGGGGGCGAAGTGGGCGTTCCATACCTCAACCTGGCGGATCTGCGTCGACAGCAGGTTGCCCAGCGCGATCTTGGCCGGCAGCAGATGGACGTGGTGATACCAGTCCTGCTCGAACTGCCGAACCCTGTTCCCCGCGAAGGTCGATACGATCTCGGCAACCGGCAGGTTGTTGGTAAGCAGGCCCGCTGTCGGCGGGTTGCTGGCCAGGGCACTCGTGTACGGCAGCGTCAGGGGTGCCGGCAAGAACTTGTACGCCGCGCCATAGGCGGGATCCAACGGCAGCCCGGAGGGCAGGATGGCTCCAGCGTAGGTGGTCATTTCAGGAAGGCGTAACCGCCGTAGCTCATGCTGAAAACCATCCAGTCGTTGCCGCCCAGCGTGACGATGTCCTTGTTGACGTACTGCCCGTTCATCCTCAGAAGGCGCACGCCGGGTGCGTAACCCATCATCGAGTAGAAGTAGCTGGGCGTCGGGCGACCGACTTCGACCGTGCAGGGATACAGGGGCGTCACGCCGTTGAAAGCGATGGGCGAGTAGCTGTCAAGCTGCCGCGTCGTCGCGCTGTAGAAGGCGCGCACGGCATCGACGCCCGAGGTGCCCACCTTCCACTTGTTGGTGTTGCCGTCGATGTCGGCCCGCACGTAGGTGCTGTAGGTGTCCGACAGGAAGGCTCCACCGGTGAAGGTGCATGTCTTGGTGATCGCGCCGAAGATGATCGGCGCGTAGGTGGTGCTGGCCGTCTGCACGACGCAATAGCACCAGCCGTCGCCGCCGAAGAGGAAATACTCGGCGCTGCCCGACAACTGGGTCAGGGAGTACGAACCCGAGGCGACGGTCTGCGATCCGTAGGCCAGCCCGCTGTTGAAACTGGTCGAACCGTACCAGGCGACGTAGCTCGCGTAGGAATGCAGATGGACGTACTGACCGCTTGCCGCGTGCTGCAGGTGCAGGCGGTAGTAGCCGGCGTCCGCCTGATACATCAACTGCGTGTAGCCGCAGGAGCCGGTGGCAAAGAGCCGGATCTTGTCGAGGAGGTCGTTCGCCGAGGTGGTGATGCCGGATTGAAATGCCATCGCTTACCTCACGCGAGCTTCAAGGCCCAGTAGTCGCTGTAGCCGGTGCGATACACGTCCTGCACGACCAGATGATCGACGCCGCCGACGCTGATGATGTTCTCCACCGCATTCGCATAACCGGGAACGCAGTAGCAGCCGTCCATCTCGCCCAACCCAGCGAGAATGAAAGGCAGCAGCGGATAGGAACCATCCGGGCATTCCCGGGTATTGCTGCCCCAACTGCTCGGCCACATCGCCGACACACCGGTCCAAACCCCGGTCGGCGCGTAGTACGCGCCCGAATACCCGGACGACTTGGGCAGGTGATTGCGGTATTGGTACGAGTTGCTCCAGCGCGTCGAACCGTTGTAGGTGCCGCCAACGAGCAGCGGATACGGGTATTGCCCCGGCGTGGCATAGGGCAGGAACAGGCCCAGATGCATCATTTCGTAGTAGGTGCCGGTCTTCGCCACCATCACGATGCGGCGGCCGTTGGCCACGATCCAGTAGGGCATGGCGGACGCCATCAGCAGCGCGTAGAACGTGCCGCTCGGGTTGTACTGGCCGTCGAAGGTCTGCGCCGGGTTCCAGCCGACGAAGCCGCGCAGTTTCCAGTTGCCGTAGTCCGCGCCGGCCTCGGACAGGATGCCGACGTTGATCTGGTCGGTGCCGGCCAGTCCCGGCCCCTGAAGCACCAGTTCGGCGGGCGGCCCGGGCACCCAGCGCAAGACCGACCAGCGTTCGTTGGCCGGCAGCATGTCCTGGGTGACGAACTGCTTGAGCCGATTCAGCAAGTCGAGATAATCGGTGGCAGTGCCACTGGTAAATGCCATGGCTTACCTCAGCAATTCACGCACGGCGGAACCGTTGCGGGAGAGCACGTTGAGAATGGTTTTTTCACCGGCGGCGGAATTGAGATAGTCGGCCGCCATGCCGGGATCGATGACGTTGACGATGCGCACCGATTGCGACGGTGCGGCAGCCGGGGCTTGGGCGACCTCCGGCACGAGGCCGCCGTCGGCGAAGGCCAGACGTGGCCCAGACCAGCGCGGCCCGAACAGGCCGCCGTTCAGAGCGTGCAGGAAGTCCACGCCCACCCGGCGCACGGCTTCGGCGCGCAGGACATACTCCCCGGCGGACAGACGCACCGGAATGGAATCGCTGGTGGTCGTTCCCGGCCCGCTGACGTAGCCCCCGGACGCGAAGCCGGCCCATTGAAACAGGCCCGAGATCAAGCCACCCAAGCCCCCGCCACCCTTGTTCATGCCGCCGAACAGTTCCTCGGCGATCTTCTGCGCGGCGATGCGGTTGATGGCGGCCAGCACCGAGCGCGCAAAGTCGGCGAAGGCATCCTTGGCCGATTTCGCGCCTGAGCCGATCTGCTCGAACATCGTGGCGAAGGCGTTCTCCACGTCGCCGTTGATGCGCGTGGCGACATCGTCGGCCGCCGTCTTCAGGCCGGCGACCTCCACCTTGAGGCGGGCCACGCGGCTGATGGCTTCCTCCGATCCGGTGGCGGCGGCCAGTTCCTGCATCTTCGGGATCAGGTCTTCCACTTCGGCGGCAGTCTGTTGATGCAGCTCGAGCACGCCGCGCCGCATCTGCGACTCGGTGAGCATGCCGGCATCCTTCTGCACCTGCAGTTCCCGCTCGCGGATGGCCATGCGCTCGGTGACGGTCTGGTACTGGCGTTCGAGCTTGCCGAGTTCGGCCAGGTCGGCTTCGACGTTGATCAGGCGACCGACGTCGGCAACGCCTGCTGTGTCGCCCATGCGTTGCAGTTTCTCGATGAGCGGCTGGTACTCGCGTTCAAGGCGCGCCCGGGTGAGCTCGCCGCCGGCACCGCCGCGAATTTCAGCCAGCCGGTCGCGCACTCGGGCGAGCTCGTCGGCCAGTTCCTTCTCGGCCTTGGCCGCCGCGTGGGCATTGGCCACCTCGACCTCGCCGCGCTTCATGTTGAGCACGGTGATCTCGCCTTCGAGCTTCTTGACCTCGGCCTTGGCGCGTAGACGCTGCGCCTCGTCCTTGCCATTGACCGCCACTGCCGATTGGGCTGTCAGTTCCTGCTGTTTGGCGGCCAGTTCCTGGTCGATGGCCTGCTGTTCGATCTGCGTCTTGCGGGCGTAGTAGTCGCGGATCGAGACCAGACGGTCATCGAGCGCGCGATCCAGTGCGGATTTCTGCAGGTCGAGTCCTTCCTTGAGGACTTTGAACTCGGCCTCGGCCTGCGCCTTGACGACAGCGAGTTGCGCGCCGGTCGCATCCTTCTCGGCACCACCTGCGGACTTCTTCTCGCACTTGCCATTGACCCACTGGCCTCCCGACACCACGCAGGCGATGCGCTGCATATCCTCGGTAGGCTTGCCGGTCGGGGTCTTTTCCTCGGGGCGCTTGGGGCTGGTCAGGGCATCCAGCCGTTGCTTGGCCGCCGTCAGTTCTTGTTCCCATTGGGCGAGGTTCTTGCGCAGCGTCGCCATCGCACCGTCGTTGAACTTGACGTCGAACGGCATGAACGGCACCGGGGCCTTGCCGGTATCGACCTTCTTGCGCGTCGAGTCGACCAGTTCCTGAATCCACGCCACCTCGTCGCGGGCACGCTTGATCTCGGTGCCGTTGAAGACCAGATTGCCAACCCCACCCAGACCGACCCACAACGCCTTGAGCGTTCCGGCCTCGTTGGCCGCCTCGCGCATAGCATTGGTGATGTTGGTCAGTTCCGGCAGGAAGTCTCTGGCCAGGGCGATGCCGAGCGAGGAGCTGGATGCCTTGAGCGCCGTGAGATTGTCGTTGAACGCCTCGGCGGAACGCGCCGTTTCCGTGGTGAGCTTGAGACCCAGCCGCTCGGCCTCGGCAGTCAGTTGAGTGATGCCAGCTGCCCCCTGATTCAGGAACGGGATCATGTCCATGCCGCTCTTGCCGAAGAGCTTCACGGCCAGCGCCGTTTTGACCGCGCCGTCCTCCAGATTGGCGAAGACATCGGCCACCTGTAGCAGCACGGCTTCGGTGGACTTCATGCTGCCATCGGCGTTCTTGACGGAGACACCTAATGCCTCGAACACCTGAGCCCCGTCGCCGATCCCGGTGTTGGCCTCGGTGATGTTCTGCGACAGCCCCTTGATGCCCTTCTGCAAGGTCTCCAGGCTCACATCCGACAGTTGCGCGGCGAAGCGCAGGGTCGACAAGGCCTCGACCGAGATGCCGATCTTCTGCGAGAGCTTGTTCAGTTGATCCGCCGCGTCGATGGCGCTCTTGATCATCGTGGCAAAACCCGCGAGCAGCCCCTTGACCCGGTTCGACTCGTCCCCGAGCTTGGCCAGGTTGCCGCGAATCGAGTCGAAGGCCGAGCGGGTCTGGTCGACGGCGGTAATCAGCAGTTGCGCACGATCCTGGGTCACGACGGGTTCATCTCTCTCAAATCTTGTTCAGTTGCTTCTCGATGGCACGTGCCAGGACGGACAACTGGCCGCGCACCGCGCCTTCCAGATCGAAGCGATTCGGCACCAGCACGGCAATGGGAATCTCCGTGCCGCGCTTGATCGATTTCGAGCCGGTGCGCTGGCGTTCGGCGCGCTTGAAGCGGCGCAACTCGGACGCGTTCTCGCGGATGCTCTCCGCCATCAGGATGACCTTGCCGTTCTTCTGGATGAAGAAGGCATTGCCGGTACGCATCAGGCCGTCGATCACGCACCGGAAGGCCTTGCGCCCCATGCGCTGATGCTCGGGCAGCAAGGGAATCAGCATCCGGCCCGACACCGTGCCGCCCCTGACGTGGATGCCCAGCCACGGTATTCGCGATCCAATCAGCAGCGCCGACAGCTTGTCCGGGTTGCGGTCGTAGACCTTGGCCCGCAGTGATTTCACGAAGGCCGGCTTCCTGACCGTGAAATCGGCATTCATCCGGCTGCGCACGTTATCGGCCACAACCTTGCCACCGGTCTGCATGCCTGCTGCAACCGCCTTGTGAATGGCGGCCTGTTTCTGCTTTGACCAGGCGTCGAGCGTGGACTTATCCAGCAGACCGCTCGCGGTCAGGGAGAGCTTCAGCACGACAACGCCTTCATCATTCGACGCAACGCCTCACTGCTGCCCTGACTGCCGGTCGCGGTTACCGACAGGAGATTCGCCAGTTGCCGGGACTCCTGCCGGTCGATGGCAGCCAGAAACGCATCGGTTTGCGCCAGCGTGTAGTCGAGAATGTCGGCGTAGGCGTGCCCCGCGCCGATCAGGCGCTGAAGGGTGTTGCTCCAGGCGTCGGGCTTTCCAGTGCTTGACCGATCCGCGCCGCTGCCTGCGTCACGCTCGGCAACAGGCGCCGGATAAAAAAATCGGCATTCACCCCGAACACCGCTTCGGCCAGACGCACGGCCTCGTCGAGGTCGAGCCCGGCCACCCAGTCGACCGGGCGGCGCGTGGCAATGGCGATGGCGGCGATCACGGCTTCACCGTGTTCGGCCAGCAACGCCAGCCAGTCGGGCGATGCCGACAGACCGGCGGCAATGGGTTGCACCGCCCGGGCGAATGCCGGCACCTCGCCCACCTTGAGCGGCGAGAGATCGATGCGCTCGCCAGCAATCTCGATGGACAGCGGCACCGGCGGCAGTGCCGCAAACATATCGTTGCCCATCACAGCAGCACGATCCGGCCGAATTGTCCGAGGCTGCCGCTCGCCGACTTCGTGAGATCGGCCAGTACCTGCTGCCCCGACAGTTCGAATTTCATCAGGTCATTGCCAATCACTGAGAGTTCCTTCGTCGGGTTGATCGCGACGCGGTAGAGATCGATGACGACCTCCTTGTTGCTGTCGGCGGTATTCAGCCCCTCGAACCGCACCCAGCGCTCAGGCAGCGGCTGGGTGAACATCGCCGTGACGTTGGCCGCGCCGTAGCTGTAGCTGGCCGTGATCGCCCCGGTGACGCCCGTGATGTCTGTGAACTGGATGGAGCCGTGCTTGGCGTTGACCGTGTACTTGGTGTTGGTGACCGTGGTCGCGCCGGCCTTGATGACCACGCTGGAGACGTTCTGCTTGCCGAGCAGGTAGAGCTTGCCAAGTTCGGCCGTAGCGATGACCGGCTCGTCGGTCACCGTGCCAGTTGTCACTGCCGTGGTGGATCCGTAGAGGGAGAGTTCCAGGTTGGTCTGGATCAGTTCCTCCAGGGTGCAGGCGAACTCCCCCTTCTTGGTTTTGATGAGTTGCAGGTCGGTCAGTCGCTGGCCGGATTGGGACTCCTGATGCTCCAGGGTTTCCACCGACAGCGACACCTTGAGATCGGGCACATTGCCGACATAGACCAACCCCTGCGGGTTGCCATTGTTGTCACGCGCGCCGATGAAGACGCGCCCTTGTCCGGAAAAGTAAGACATGTGGTTTGCTCCTTGTATGGAAAGTGAATCAGCCCTGAGCGGTCAGGTCATGCACCAGGGTGCGATAGGTGATCTGGTAGCGCGAGGGGATGGCGACTGCCGTGGCGTCGGCGTCCTCGATATCCCAATCGCAATCGAGTTCCTGCAGTGCTAGACAGAGGCCGCCGAAGCCGGGATCGGCGAACAGGGCGGCATGAGCGGCCACCTGCAGGCGATCGGCGATGCTTTCCGCCGCCTCGACTTCCGTTGCCCTGGCCAGCGCTACCACGCGAACGGTCAGATGGCGCTCGATACGGTCGTTGGCGCGTTGGGCGATCGATTCGGCCTCGGGGAAGATCAGCAGGGCCGGACTGCTTTCGCGGCCAGTCGGCAAAGTGGGCGACCGCTTGATCTGTACACCCTCGGCCTGGGCCAGCGGTGAGAGGCGGGTCACGATCTCCTGCAGCAGGCGTTCTCGAAGTGAAATGGGCATGAGTTTCTCCAGTGGGGTCCGTAAAATGACAAGCTGTTGAAAGGAGTTCTGAACACCATGGCCGTGAGCAGCGTCCCCAAGAAAAAGCACAAGTCGAGCTTGTCGAAGCCCTGCCTGATCACCTTGAGGATCGAACTGGTCGGCACAACGCCGCTCGTCTGGCGCCGCATCACCCTGGATGGCCGGTCGAATTTTGCGAACCTGCACCACGTGATTCAGGCGGCGATGGGCTGGCATGACGCCCACCTCCACCAGTTCCGGATCAACAACCGCTACATCGGCGTGCCCGATCCGGAAAGCGACGCGCCCGAGTGGCACACCGAGGACGAGCGCAAGGTGTTTCTCAACCGCGTGCTGACTGACGATGCCGTCTTCACCTACCTCTACGACTTCGGCGACGGATGGGAGCACCGGCTGCTCGTGGAGGAGTACGACGACAGCGACGATCTGCGCTTTGGCGACGGCGACGCCTGGGTCGATGCCGGTGAGCGTGCCTGCCCGCCCGAGGACTGTGGCGGTGTCGGTGGTTTCCAGGACTTCCTCGAAAAGCTCGAGGACGAGCCCTACAGCGACGAAAGCAAGGATCTGCGCGAGTGGGCGGGGCTCGACTACGATCCGGCCCGCTTCGATCGCCAGGCGGCGAACGCTGCCATCAAGCGCCTGCTCTGGAACCGCTGGCTCAAGTGATCCGGGTGAGCGTCGCCCGGCATTCGGAGCCATCGCCGATCGCCCGCACCTCCCGCACCCGGTAGGTGACGCCACCGATCACCAGTTCGTGACCGGTGTCGAGCACCACCTCGTCGGCGGGATAGCGAATCGCATAGTCGGACGACAGACCGAGGCCATCGAGCACCTCCACGTCGGGAGCACGGAAGTCGACAAGCACATCCGCCCCCCCGATCGTGGCCGGTGTCAGCAGACCGGCACGGCCGGCTGCCGCATACAGGTCAGCCAGGGACGCCATCACGACATCGTCAGCTTGACCAGCACGCCCGGGCGATGGCACATCGGCAGCGGATTGGACTGCGTGTGCAGATCGGTGCCGCGCTCGAACTTGCGCGCGTCCTGCTTGGCGTACAGAGGCTGGCCCAGGGTATTGACGGTCTCGTTGAAGTCCGCCGGGGCCACGTAGGTACCGAAGGTGTCGATGGTGCCGACCGGGAAGGCATGCGCCTCGCCGGCGGCGATGAAGCGGCGGGTCGCGCCGTTGCCGTCGGTGGCCTGTCCGCGATACTCCTCGAAGACGATGCCGCCGAAGGTGAAGCCGGCGCGCACGTCGTCACGCAATACCGCTCCCTGCTGGAAGAGTTCGTAAGCCTTCTCGACCTTGGGGTGGGCGATCAGCTTCTCGAAGAACTCCTGCGAACAGAGGCAGCGCACGCCGGTCATGAACTCGCCGAGCAGGTTCTGCTCGATGTGCGCCAGGGTATCGACGCACTTCTGCCGGACGTTGGTGCTATCGGTAGTCAGGGCGAAGTTGATGCTCTTCGGGGCGATGCCGAATTCGTCGTAGAGGTTGTAGAGCGTCGAGCCATCGGCGTCGAGGATGATGCCTTTCAACGCGCCCATGCGCAGGTGTTCGAGGGTAATGGCGTGCTTGTTGCGCATGGTCTCCAGATGGCGGGCCATGACCCCGGCCACAGTCTCCAGTTCGGTTTCCGAACCGAAGGCGCGCAGGCCCTGGACTTCCTCGGGCAGCACCACATCGTCGTGCGGGATGTGCGGCACGACGAAGGAGCGCATCTTGCGCTTGTCGCGCTGCCCCACGGTACCTGGACTGCCCACCGGCAGGGTCGGCAGGAGATTGAGGACGCCGTTCTTCTCCTCGATGAGGATCTGGCGGAAGCGCACCGGCTTGACCGGGAACAGGTTGAGGGACTCCAGCCGGCCGTAGCGGTTGGGCAGGAGATTGATGGCGGCCGTGAGGTTGGCCATCGAGAAGGCGGGATTCGAGAACGGGTTTTGCATGAGAGGTCTCCTTTAAACGGCGTGGCGAACGAGCACGCCGGCCGCCTTGAGTTGGGCAATGGCAGTGGCTTTATCCAGGGGGGTAATGCCGGCAGGCCAGGTCAGGGTGTGATCGGCGACGACCGCATGGCGGGCAATCAGGATCCCGTCCTCGCGATCGATCAGACTGGCGTCGACCGAGGTGGCGAGAACGCCGGCGGCGACTTCGGTGCCATCGGTGGCGGCGGGATCGATCTGCTTGACCTTGGCGGTGGCTGTTTCGATGCCGACCACGGTGCCGAGCACGAGGTTCTGGCCGGCGGCGACGGTGACCTGGTCACGTGAATAGAGATTGGGGGCTTCATACTTGAGCAGATCGCCCAGATTGAGACCTTCGGTGATAACGGGCATGGCTTACTCCTTTCCGGTGAGTTTCTTGACGGCCGCCATCAGGGGATTGGCGGTAGACTGGGATTGCTGAGGCGCTGTGGCATCCGGTGCGATCGTCGAGTGGATTTCCGGGCTGTCGGCGCGGGAGGCCAGCAGCGTCTTGCGCACATGGGTTTCGGAAACACCTTCGGCGAGGAAGGCAGCGGTCAGTTCGGGGTGTCCCGCGAGTTGGCACAGTTCGGCGATGGCGACCGCATCGGCACGACTGGCGTCGGTGGTCGCGGGGGATGCTTCGTCGGCGACCGGTTTGTCTGCTTCGGGAGCGGCTGAAGGAACCGGCTCATCCGTTCGGGGTTGATCGACAGGGTCAGTCAAAGGCATGGTGGAGTTCTCCAATAGCGTTGAGGGAGTTACGGCTGACAGGCGCGTGGAATCGGACATCGTGTGGCCGCGCGCCCGGCGAGCCACCAGAAAGCTGCTGAATTCGGCGAGCACGACATCGAGACTGCCGACGGCATCGGCTAGGCCGCTGTTCACGGCGTCCGCACCGAAATAAATGCCGGCCTCGGTGGCCCGTACCGCATCGGTATCGAGCCGGCGCATGGCGGCGACGTGATCGACGAACATGGCATACAGGCGGTCGACTTCCGCCTGCAGGCGGGCATGGGCCTCGGGGCCGAGTTTCTCGTGCGGAGAGAAGTCGTTCTTGTGATCCCCGGCGGTGATCGGTGTGTAGCGGTAGCCCTGTTGGGCATCCCTGGCCGTCTGATCGACATGCATGGCGATCACGCCGATGGAACCGACGCCGCCGGTACGGCTGACCAGCAACCGGGAGGCCGAGCAGCCGATCGCATAAGCGGCCGAGAAAGCGGAATCGGCGGCGACGGCCCAGACCGGCTTGATGGCATCCACGGCACGGATCCGCTCGCCGAGTTCGAACACGCCGCCCGCTTCACCACCGGGGGAATCGATATCGAGCACGATCCCTTCGATCGACGGATCCATAAGGGCAGCGTCGACCATGCCGGCAATCTCGGCGTAGGACGTGAAGCCCGAAGCTGGATCGAGGCCCAGCGTGCGGCGTACCAGCGAGCCGACCACCGGAATCACGGCGATGCCTAACGGGGCATCGATCGATGGCCGCTTCTGAATGCTCGGCGCTGCCAGGTCGGATTCTGGCCAATTGACCCGTTCGCCAAGCACGGAAAGGATCACATCCAACTTGGCACGGGCGAGCAGAAGCGGCGTCCCGTAGAGACGGGACGCAAGGTGAGGCAGATTCATGTCAGGGGTTCTCCGGGTTGTCGGGAACAGCGGGGGCAGTTGGCTGTATCCCCAGGTCGTGGCGCGGATCGGACTCGAACACGAGGCCGAGGGCATCCGCCCGCGCGTTATCCGCCGCAATTTCGCGATCGACATCCTCGGCGTCGTAGCCAAAGGACGAGATCGCCTCGGAGCGCGACAGCAGGCCGGCACGCATGGCGGTGAGCATGGCGTTGAACTCTTTCTGCGGATCCACCCACTGCCAGCCCTGCGGAATCCACTTCACCGCCAGGTACTCGCGGCGCTGGGCCTGGCCGCCACGGACATAGCCCGGCAGCGACAGCGCGCCTTCGAGCACCGCCTGTTCGATGAACGCCTGCCAGATTGGCCGGCACAGTTGATGGACGATCACGCCATGCTGGAGCGCTTCGCAGCGGCGGCGGAATTCAAGGAGTCCGGCACGGATCGAGGAGTAATTGACCTGGGTGAGATCGCCGGTCAGTTGCTCGTAGGTCACGCCCATGGCGGCGGCGACCGCCCGGAACTGCATGCGCAGGAACTCGGCGTAGCTCGCGCCGACATCTGCCGGCTGCGAGAATTTCACGTCCTCGCCGGGTTCCAGAATCTGCAAGGTACCCGGTTCCAGCCCTGCCAGCGCCACGCCGTTGGGATCGGCCGAGCCTTCGCCCATCAGATTGTCTTCAGGGGCGAGACGGGTGATGAAGCCGGCGAACATGGCGGCGGTTTTCTTGCGCACCAGTTCGGCGTCGTCGTACTGATCGAGTTCGTTCAATTTCACCAGAGCACGCGCCAGCCACGGCTCACCCCGGATCTGTCCAGGACGCAGCGGGCGGAATAGGTGCAGGATTTCAGAGGCATCAACGCGCACGGTCTCCATGCCGCCATTGCCCGACATCGGCGCCAATGCTCCGTCTTCCGGATGGGTGCGATACAGGTGGTAGGCCACGCGCCTACCGAGGCGGTCGAACTCGATGCCGGCGCGTATCACGTTGCCGTTCTCCGCCGTGGTGTTCAGGGTGACGGGCAGATGCTCGGGTTCGATTACCTGCAGTTGCAGCGCCACCGCCAGCCCATCCTCGGGTCGGCGGTAGCGAATGCGGATCAGTGCCTCGCCGCCTTCGAGCATGGCGCGGCAGGCGAGCGCCTGCAGCCCGTAGAAATCGGTCAGCCCGGCCGCATCGGCATCCAGCGTCCAGTCGCGCCACAACGCCTGGATCCGTTCGCGTAGCGCCGAATCGGTCACCAGCGACTGCGGCTTGATGCCGGTGCCGATGGCATTGGCGACATAGGATTCCAGGGCGGCATTGGCCCAGGCATTACGCCGCACCAGATCGCGGCTCTTGGTGCGCAGTTCCGTTTGCGTTGCCGTCAGTGCAGCGACGGCACCCGGGTTGCTCGGCAACCAGGCAAACGACCGGCGACCGGCACCGGCGGCCTCGTGCAGCGGGTTGCCTCCGAACATGCGGCGCGAGACGCGCTTAAGCCAGCCCATATCAGAACCCCTTCGCCGTGGTGATTCGGATCTGCCGGGCGGCACGCGGAATCAGTCCAGTCGTCACCGCGTCCTTGTGCAGCGCTACCTCCACCTCGTGGATGGCGGCCTTGAGTTCGTCGACCGTGCGGTACTCGACGGTTTTGTCACCGAAGGTCACCCGCTTCTCGCCTTTGGCCAGCGCGTCGCGCAGGGCTTGCAACTGGGCCTCGGTATAGGTGGGCGTGCTCACCGGAACACCACCAGGCTGATCTCGGTGGTGTCGGCAAGCGAACCCGACGATGACGTACAGACGATCTCCAGTCCCGCCTCGACCTTGTTGTCGGCCGTACCGCGTGCGGCAGCGAAGCGCACGGTGCCGCTGTTGGCGTTGCTGCGCCCAGTCGCCACCCAGCAGTACTTCGCATCGGGCATCGCAGTCTCAAATTGGATGCGGTACCGACCGGCTGCCAAACGAGTCACCGACGCCACGTTGTAGGCGGCACGCAGTTGCACCGATCCATTCACGTAGCCGAAATTGACCCAGGCGCGAGCCAGGCCGGGATGATCGGGACGAATCAGCCCCTTGATTTCGTTGCCGATGCGGGTAGCGAGCGCCGA